ATGTCTAAGATCAAAATGAACGCCACTACCTATGACCTCGTCTCTGCCCTGAAGCTGGATGACATCAAGATGCTGGAATCCATCAAGAGCCCCGCACTGAGCATCAAGGACAAGGACGGCAATCCCATCTTCACCCTGCTGACCGGCAAGAACAGCGGCACTGCCGATAACGCAGTCATGTTCTCTCAGAAGGATATGGACGGCTACGCGGTCATGACCTTCCCCATGGACACCAGCAAGACCCCCGCCCAGATCCGTGAGTCTGTCTACACCACCATCGGCGGCATCAAGAAGTATCTGGATCAGATCGAGGCTGCTGCTGTGGCTGCTGTTGCTGAAGAGACCGAACGCAAGGCTGCCTTCATCGCCGACCTGATGCCCGAAACCGACGCCGCCAACGACGCCCTCGACGCCGAGCAGAACGGCTGATTCCCAATCCGGGTGACGGAAGTAAAGGAGTGATGTCTTATGTCCTGTCGTAATCGTGTGATGTAAAAAATATACATGTAAACCGGCCATAGCCCGCCTAGCATAAGCAAGGAGAACGAAAATGATTAGATCAAGAGACCAGCCCTTATCTTAATTGTCGCCTCTGCGATTTCAAATTCCATATACATCAAAAATAAAAGTTCAAAAAGGAGCAATCGAATATGAATCTCGTCAACGTTATCTGTGGCACCTCTTTCAACCGTACTCCCCCGAAGCCCATCGATCCGACCACCACCACCCTGCGGTCCATTCTGGACGAAGCCAAGGTTGACTACAATCATGGTCAGACCAACCTGGATGGTCGTATCCTGTCTGCCGCCGACCTGGACAAGACCTTTGCCGACTTCGGCAAGACCAGTGGCACGACCTACCTGCTGAACGTCGCCAAGCAGGACAACGCCTGATTCAATAGAATCAGACGGCTGACAAGCATCTGGTAAAGGAGGGTCCACATGTGGACTAGAACAAAAAAGTACAGGAAAATAGATCAATTCTGCAGTACACTCATTAACATGGAGAGACTGTCTTTCATTTCTGGAAGTTACGATACACCTTCCGGAGAAGTTTGGACTCTGATTCGTGTTGTCGTTGCTGCTCTGGTCTGTCCACGTGTGGGTTTTTTCCAAGCATCGGATGGGCGAAATAGTTTCGCGGAACACGACAAGCTGAGCGTAGTTTTTTCAACGAGCAGTTCTTTGGCAGATAAGTCTTGGGAAAGACTCACAGTTCTTGAGCAATATGTAGACAGAAACAATTGTGAGATTTGGACAGACGGTTCACACTCATATGTTGCTTTGAAATCCGGGGCCGATTCCGATTGGTTCAAGCTCGTAAGCGGTATTGCTCTTCTTTGTCCTTGGGTTTTTGCAGACAAACCGCTCAGTAATGTTGAAAAAGAATTCCTAAAAATCATCTCGGATCATGGGAAAAACTTTGATGGGAATAGATTTGATGAGATTTGCGGAATTCTTTATGAAAACATCGGAGTGGACAAGATGCTTCTTGAGCAAGTCGCGTGCACTCTTACAAAAAATAGCTATGACAAACGGCTCGAAAATATCAAATCCAATATAGAAAACTACCGGAAGCAGATTCAATACTATGAGGATGAAATCAGCTCGTATTTGAACTCTATTCAAGAGAGAACAATTGAGCTGAATGGGCTCTATGCTATGAGCAATAACGGATCGGATGAGCTTCTTGAATTTTTAAAGTCGGCAGACATACATGATATCAATGTCGGTGACGAAGACATCTTCTTTACTGTCCATTCGTTACTGTCTTGTTATGATGAAGGTCAAGTAAAACCGTACATTCTGAATAGCAGTAGAGTATTGAGCGGAGGAAGACTAAATACTCCTTATACCGAGCAGGAGATGAAAGCTTTCTACAAAGCTGTGTTCGTAGACAAAACGCTATGGATAATGCACCGCATGCTAAAGATTGAGCAATATAAGCGTATGAAATCTAAAGCATGTGCCTGTCCCAAGTCAGGAATGCCATCAAGCAATGCAGAGGGAAGTATGGCAAATTAGCTAGTCGGCCTTGCTGGCGACCTTGGTGAAAACATGAGATGACTAAGCGCGACATGTCTCTTGTGTGAAGTATCAGAGAATAAGCATCCTAGGAAAAGAATATCTGAAATAACCCAGTAAACTAATTTGCCTTTTTATATTGCGCTGTCGCCAAGTGGTAAGGCACAGGACTTTGACTCCTGCATCCGTGAGTTCGATCCTCACCGGCGCAACCATATGTATCCGTAGCTCAGTTGGTAGAGCACTTGACTTTTAATCAAGGGGTCGCTGGTTCAATCCCAGTCGGATACACCATCCCCCTGGATTTAGGGGAATGCTGGAAGACGTTCCATCCGTTAGCCGGACGTGAAATTCTACGATACGGAGAGGCATCCAGCGCATCCATGAAATGAATATAATAGCGCGTTATAGGATCACATGGGAAAGCGAGATGTAACGGTACTGATGGGTTCCTTATACTCATCGCCATGGAAGTATAATCAAAATGGAATAGATCATGAGTAGCTAACATGGCCGTAAGGTGTGTAGGTTCGAGTCCTACTACTTCCACCATCTATTTTATACGTGATAAGGAGTACGGATATGACCCCTAATGATCTGAAATCAGGATATGTCGTTCGGCTTCGGAGTGGAGAATATGCGTGGGTTCATAGCTTCTCGTGGTTTGACATAGAAACGGGTAAACATGAAGAACTGCTTTTGCTATATGCAATAAGCATACGCACTATCCAATTTGTTCATTGAACGATGATTTCGAGTATGTTTCCCCAAAAAGAATTTTTGACAATGATGTTGTGCTCGTATACGGATTTTCCTTTCGCCCATTATACGCTGGAGTTTGTTCTTGTGATGAGCGTGATTGTTTATGGGAGAAGAAAGGTCTCAAATATATGACAATTCAACAGGTGTGTGAATCATTAGGGAAAGAGATTATGATCGAAAAAGACTTTGGTTTTTCATCATAACATTCAGGGATTTATAATCCCTTTTTATGCCCAAGTAGCTCAGCTGGATAGAGCAACTGCCTTCTAAGCAGTGGGCCGGGGGTTCGAGTCCCTTCTTGGGCACCATGGGGCGCATATGTAATCGACGACCGTGTACGGTCGCACAAAAGTCACACTCCTAAAAATCCTTGTAGCTCTGAGTACCATATGCACAATCAGAGAGGTTAGGCAAACGCGATTCCGAATAGTTTAGAAATTTTAAGTGACAAATAGTTCAAGATAAGGACTACACTTATTCCTTGGCTACCCATCAAGGCGTGAATAACGATAAATAAACAGCCTAGGACTTTATATGCAGATGTGTCTGAGTGGTTTAAAGAGACGGTCTTGAAAACCGTTGAATCGCAAGGTTCCGTGGGTTCGAATCCCACCATCTGCGCCAGAAAACACATTCTTCAAGAAATGTAACGAAGGATTTGATATAAAACATGGAGAAAACAAGATCGGATACCGTATTTTTCATAACGTGCATTGAGAGACTTCCGGATTATAACAATTGTTTCATTGAAGGCGATGTACGAACATTTGGATTCTTCCACGAGTACAAAGAAGCGGTTCAAAGACTTCATGAAAACACCTGTGATATGCACGAAAATATGTATAAATATGCAGTGATTGAGGAAGTGTCACCTGGCATTCATCTTTATTCTGACAATCGGCAATTCTTTAAATACGATGAATCTCGTGATGGATTTTTTGAAATCGAAGAGCCAGAAGAAGTCAAACATCTGTGTAACTTTTCAGTAGGATAAACATATATGTTGGTATGGCGGAATTGGCAGACGCGCCGGTTTTAGGGTCCGGTGTCCAGTACGTGCAGGTTCAAATCCTGTTACCAACACCAATCACTACTAAATAAATGGAGGAAAAATATGAGCAGCAAACTGAATTTCATTCCCAGCGTCGTTTCTTACGATTACATACGTGACTGGATGGAAGAAGATTTGAAGTATCGACTTTCCAGCAGACATGAAAGAACGTCTCTCGGCAGACCTCTTTACTATCGCATCAACGTCCAGTTGATCACTACAGAGGAGTGCCCGTACAGATGCCCGTTCTGTATGGAAAGAAAGAATCCCATGACCGGTGACAATGATTTCGATGCTCAAATTGAATCTTTGAAAAAGGTTCTTGCAGAGCATCCTCTGGCGAGACTTACCATCACGGGAGGAGAACCCGGATTATATCCAGAGCATGTAAAAAACGTATGTGCAACTTATAGAAAACAAAGTGCAAATACGTTTTTAAGCATCAACACGACTGGGTATTCTAAAGATAACCAGTTCCAGAACCAGCGCCTGGATGCTCATGTAAATCTTTCTGTGAACGACTATGTCAAACCTGATCCTGGACTGTTCCCTGGATGCACCGTACAAACGGTAATTCCCGATGAGAAAATGCGCATTTCGAACCTCAAGGAATTCATGAGAAATACGAATGCGGGGAATTTCTCTTTCCGTTTCCTTAGCGGATTAGACAAACACGATTATGATGTGACGATCTGGAACGAAATCCAGAACGATCCTGATATCGATGTCAAAACCTTCAGAGTCGGTGACTTCTTCGTGTATTGTACATTCAATTGGAATGGCAAACATGCTCGTGTGACCCTGGGTGACATGTATCAACAACAGCACAACGACTACAAGGACGGATATTCAAACATCATCATCCATCCAGACGGAAAAATCGGAGTGAACTGGCAGTAAATTCCACTTGAATTTTATCATGACAGCCTGGAAAGACAGGCATTCATAAGGGCCATTAGCTCAGTTGGTCAGAGCAGGCAGCTCATAACTGCACGGTCGGGGGTTCGAACCCCTCATGGCCCACCATCGTGACATTTCTGTCACATAAATGCTCCGCTTCCTTTCATTCTCTCCTATGCCACGAAGAGATGTCAATTTCGGAGCAGCCTTTGGTAATGGAGGTACATATTTGATTGACATTTCAAGCCAAAATTTCTCAGTGTGGTGAAACTGGCTGCTGAGACTCTCTGACAGGTAGAGTAGCACCTGTTATATGCAGGCGTCGTACAACGGCTAGTATACCAGCCTTCCAAGCTGGGGACGGGGGTTCGATTCCCCTCGCCTGCTCCATCGTAAGTCTCCACGTTCTCCAGATATGAGAAAACGGGACCTCAAGCAAGGTTGCGCACCGGCTCTGCAATTTTGATTGTTGAGTTTTTTATTTTGTTTGAGAAGTGCATGTTTCCACACTTCAAAAATACGGGACTGGTCTGTGCGTAGTATCGAGTACGGCAGACTGAAAATTATGAGTGGGCTGCCACCGGCTAATAAACAAACGGATGCGACTGAACGATACCGGCGCAGGGGTGAAAAGTTCCGTGATGTTTAGAATATGAATCTCGTTCTGGTCTTATGAGGTGTGGATGAGGTGTGGCAACGCAGACCAACCAACGGTGTCTAGGCGTTATGTAATCTGATTGAGATGAATTCATATTCTAGCATTGTGATATGATCCGCTAAAAAGCGGTTTATATACAAACGCCTTCGGGCAACCGCATCGAGCCTCCTTACAGTGCGTATGGTGGTATGTGGAGTCTTCAATTTGATCATTTAATCGAAGCAGTAGGAATTAAAGATAACCGTTTTAAGGAAGACCCTCTCAGAATCCTGAGAGCAATACGTTTCTCTGCTACGCTGGGATTCCCTATTGAAGAAGAAACCTACAATGCAATGATCAACAATCTGTCTGGGCTTGACAAAGTATCTATGGAAAGAATAGGTTCTGAAGTCATGAAGATTGTGTCTGCACCGTATGCGTATGAAGCAATTTGTCAATGCGACGACGGAAGAATATTTCGCTCTATAATTCCAGAACTTGGACCAGAATTGGCATGCAGCCAAAATAACAAATATCACTACACGGACGTGTTCCATCACACAATGGACTCTCTGAAAAACGCTTCAACACAGCATACGTTTCCTGATGAATGGGCCGACGAGTATGTAAAGATGGCGCTTCTTCTTCATGACGTTGGAAAACCTATAAGCAAAACAACAGACGAAAGAGGATACGATCATTTTTATGGTCACGCGAAATTCAGTGCTAAAATCGCTGAGCAGATACTTCGTCGGTTGCGTTATAGCAATCAGTTTATAGAGACTGTCGTAGAGTTAATCTCCAATCACGACGTTGAATTTGTTCCTACAAAACCATGTGCAAGAAGACTTTTGAATCGTCTTGGTGTGGATCAAGTACATCGTCTGCTCAAGCTGCGAGAATGTGATAATCGAGCGCATACGCAAGATGCATTCGTAAAGTTTGACAACATGACTATTCCCTTCTCAAAAATACTCGAAGAAGTCATACAAGAAGAAGGAACCTTGAAAATAAAAAATCTTTCTATCAATGGGACAGACATAATCCATCTTGGGTGTAACGAAGGTCCCATGATTGGAAAAACATTGGCACATCTGCTAGATCTGGTTGTAGATGGGTCAATATCAAATGACAGAGAATCTCTTATTAAAGAAAGCAAGGATTTTTTAGGCATTTAACCAATATCAAAAATGTATAAAGGAGTGGTATAATATAAAGACATATGATGGTTCTCTGTCAAGAAATGTGATTCGAAAAAGGAACTACGCACAAACTGCCTTGTACCCACGAAAAGAATGGACCTATGAAGAATGCCGTCTTGTTCTTGAGCATTCAATGCCAGATAGAGAACTCTCTAAAATAATCTCAAGAAGTGTCCAGTCCATCCAGATCATGCGAAGTCGATTGAAAAAATCAAGGAAATAACGGAGGTATAGTTATGTCAGGTGGATCATCGTTTCTGTTCGGATTGTTGTCTATCTTTTTTGGTGCAGGGACAAGCAATTATAAAACCAAAAAGCAAAAAGATATGGCAAAAGCATACGAGAATACTCATCAATATGAAGAACCTCCATTTGAAGTTAGAAGTGTTTACAGAAGATGGAAACATCAGCCTACTAATACTCGCGGAGAATGGCCATATAAAACCAAGGACGCAAATGGAAACTTATTAAAAGGTCCATTCTCCAAACGAGAATGGTGGAGACACATATACGAAGATGAAGGAATTGAAGTCGATGAGCGATACTTGAACTATATTAGCGGCATATCAGACTATTACTTTGATCGACAAGCAAATCTTATTCGAAAGAAATATAGATGATACAGGTGCCATCAATGAATAATGCTAGAAGAAAAAGAATAAAACAAATGCTTGATATTGTGACAGACATTTCGCACAAATGCGATACTCTTTCTTCTCTTGTGCAAGATATTCTTGATGAAGAATCAGAGTCGCTATCCAACATGCCAGAAAACCTTGAAGGTTCTGACAGATGGCAGTCTATCAGTGATGCTGTAGACAACCTTGAAGATGCTCGTGATTCCATTGATGAAATGATAGGAAACCTATCTTCTGTAGAATCCGGTTTACAGAAAGCATCCGAATAATTTTTTGCAATCCCAAAAACAGTATTGACCAAAACGTTAAGTTGTTTTATAATCAGTATAACAACTTTTCGTTGTTTTAGTTCTTTATCTCTTATATTTGCTTATATAGTTGATGATACTGTTTTAGGAGGAGCCATGAATAGAGACAATCAATCGTCTTTAAAAGAGCTACACGACCTTTTTGTCAAATACAACACTGCACAAATTTTTTATTCTCATGGAAACGGATGCTGCTTCTCTTTCATAGTAAAAACAAAAGACATTCATTACAGGTCTATCCCTGTTGGTGAAATTCTCATTCATTCAGGTTTAAACTGTTTGGTCATAAAAGACACATTTAGAAACAAATCAGGAGAAGTCGTTTCTCAAAAGGTAGAGTATTCTGCTGATGTTTCTGGTAATGAATGTGATGTAGAGATCTCAATAGGTTCTCTTGCCTTTACTATCCATCTGTTTTAAATTATCGTGTCACCGTTGGTTCCTTTCAAGAAATAGTCCAAATTCATTGACTGTGCGCATGATCTGTGTTATAATACCGACATAAGATAAAGAACAAAACAACACAGGAGGTCAATAAAGAATGTTTATGCCCTGCAAATCTGTTCCTCGCTTCGGTGAGATCAGACTGGGGTATGTAGCTGAAACCAGCCCAAGTCGGACTCACAGATATGTGGGGATTCACCCCTATCTTGTAATCAGCAACAACACATACAACAGAACGAGTGGTCAATGTGAGGTGATCCCATTTACCACAAAAAGATTTGGGAAACCAAATCCTGTTCATGTAGACTTCGTTGTTGGAGAAGTTCGTGGGCTGGACAAGAACTCAACACTTGTCATCGAATCACGCGACACACTTCTCAATTCTCAACTGTCTGAGCCAATTGGATTTTTCACAAAAGACAATTGGAGCAAAGTAATTCCGGCAATCATTATTCAGAATCCATTTTTCTCAATGATTCAGAATACGCACAAGCAACAAGTATGCGAAGATTGCGTAGCAACATGATCTTGGACTAAAGCGCTTGCCAAAATCCACCTTACATAGTAAAATGAATAGTAACTATGAAAGGTGGATTCCGCATGAGTGATTCAAATCAGAGGTATACAAATGGAATTTCGCATTGTGCGGAATACATGGAATATCGAAAAGCTCATCCTGATACTTGCAAAAACAATTTAAGGTGCAAAAAGCTTTTTAACAGGCTTTCTGAATATGAGAAAAAAGTAGGAACTGCATTTACTTTGTTCACTACAGACCAAATGAGTGAGTTTTATAAAACGAACTTAACTCGGTCTACTCCGATGCAGGCAATGCTGAAAATCAAATTTCTGCAATCTTATTTATTGTGGCTTCGAGATAACGAATATATCGATGATAAATCATATGTCCTTCATCCGTTTTTTAGAATGACAGGACTATCAAAAGATATAAATGAAATATCAAAATATGGCACAATAAATAAGATGACGGAAGACGATGCAGTTGACCTGGATTATGTGAGAAACACCATGTTCTTTTCTCTTCAAGAGTTTACAGATTATTGTAAGACAATATTCCAAGGAGACAACCTTGAAATGGAACTTGCAATGTACTGCTTGGCCTGGATCGGTGTTCCTATCCAGGAAATCGGGAATATCAGAAAAGACTGGATAAATGAAAGAGAACGAACGGTTTCTTATAAAGATTCGAAAGATCCGACGAAAACAATCAGCGTAAGCATAGATGACGAGTTCTGCTTCTCGGCTATTATTAAAGCAAGAGACTCTATCGGATTTAGCATTGAAAGACAAAACGGCAGACATTTCAGCGTCACCTACAATGTCGATGATTACGAGTATTTGATTCGTAGCGTAAAAACGAACAACAAATCGGAGAATGAAAACGAAGAAGGATATTCTCGTATCAGAGGAATAACTTCCCATTTAATGACAAAAATCCGAAATGAGTGTAAAAAACTTCCAGACTACAATCCGTTCAAGAACAAACAAGTAAGCCTCCGAAATGTGTATTCAAGCGGATTGTTTTATAGATATTCTTTTATTGAAGATCAAGTTTCAAACCCATTTTCTTATTTAGGAAATTCCAGGTATTACAATTATATCGTATGGAAGAAAGCCAGGCCCGAAGCCTGACGAATTTGACAGGAGGGAACATTCTCCCCTCCTGTCAAAGAACCTCATAATGATGCGCACAATCAACGTTTAAAGTTTAAAAAAGGAGAACCTACTATGACTACTGAAACCATGACAATTCACCGTGCTCTTGTTGAACTAAAAACAATCGATACACGTATCTCAAAAGAAATTCGATCTGCGTCTTTCTGCACTTCAGCAAAACACGGAACGAAGAAAATTGAAGGAGTTGCTGTTGACGATTATGTTGGAGCAGCTACTGCTGCAATGGATAAAATCACGGATCTGATCAATCGACGCAATGCCATTAAATCGGCTGTATCGAAGTCCAATGCAATTACTGTTGTAACGGTTGGAGATAAAACGTACACCGTTGCAGAAGCAATCGCCATGAAGCAGCATGGAATGTCTTTGTGGGAAGATCTTCTAAATCGACTTCAGATGCAGTATACTTCTGCGATTTCCAACATTGAAGCCAACAACAGCATTTTGGACGATAAGGCTGATCGATTTGTCACCGAAACATATGGCGGAAAGGATTCGTCTAAAGATGTTGATCCTCAAATCATCTCCGCTGCTCGGCAAGCGTATATTGAGAGCCGTCAGTATGATCTGTACGATGGACTTTCAAAAAAAGAAGGTCGTTTCAAATCTGTGAAAGAGGCAATCGATGAGATCGAGAATATGATCTCCACATTTGACAATGAGGTAGACGCAGCCCTGTCTGTATCCAACGCCACCACAACTATCGAAATCAATTACTGATTTCTTTTGAATAGATTTCCTGTACGTTGAAAGCGATAATCCATAGCCACTCTTTCCAAAGCCTGTTATGAACGAGAATAAACACAAAACTATTCAGGCGAATCGTATTGGTAAAACGATATTAAAAGAAATTATACAAAGAACTATGATTGATCTATATGCGTGGTCGAGTTTTGCGCATAATTTTAGATTGATTAGATTTTGTCGGAAAGACTAAAGTTCAATGTTTAAATTTCAAGAATTAAACTCCAAAGTTTATCATTCTTCATAGTTTATCGTTCATACATCATACGGTCAATGTTCTACAAAATCCTTGGCAAAAGGTCATCCGTATGGCTATGTTCGGCGGTTCGCTGCCCTCAAGGCTGACGTATGGGACATGTGTGACGGCTCGCATGTAAAACTAAACCGTCTTTATATGGTCTTCTGGGTATTGGCCAGCAACGATTTCAAGTATCGTAAAGACAAAAAAGGACAAAGCAACAGGAGTTGGCCTGCTGCTCTGTCCTAGGATATTCGGGAATTCACGCAAATAGCAAAACAATTGATAGAACAAAGCCAAAAATTGTTACTGTATCTGCAACAAATGCCCAAATATCGCGCAAATGTTTATACATAAACATCCCGTCCTTTCTTACAAAATTGTCAACATCATATTGCAATACAACAAGATATTGCTATCACTTGTACCGATATGACACCAACATGTTTGCCTTTAAAGACAAAGGCGATCTCAAAACACATTCTTAATCAAATGGTCTATGAAAAGATTGATTCAAGAAAATATTTCTCTTTGTAAGAAAGTTAGCGCAAACAATATTATACCAGTTGTTCTTTTATTAGTCAACAATATTTTGTGGCATTCGTACAGTGGTTAGTATTCCGGACCTCCACTCCGGGGACGTGGGTTCGACTCCCATATGCCACACCAAAATGAATCAACAACGCATCCTTCAGAAGAGAAAGAAGCGCCAGAATTCAGTAAGTTTACAGGCATATTAACAAATCGCCGACACACTAACAGAACGTAAACTATCTGAATTGTGAACTAGCGCAACTCTCAGGTTATATCCGAGAGCATGATTTTGATACCCAATGGAGAGCGCCAGATAAAAATACGCATTATATTACGACTTCTCGTTGGTGTTTTGTTGATTCATTTATTAAGGGACATTAGCACAGCGGTCTAGTGCGTCTGGCTCATAACCGGAATTACAGTGGTTCAAATCCACTATGTCCCATCTTGTCGGTATGGCCGAGAGGTTGAAGGCAGCGGTCCTGAAAACCGTAGAGGCGAAGAGTCTCCGCGTGTTCGAATCACGCTACCGACGCCAAACTGCGTTACTACGAAAACGATCAATATAAAACGAACAAAAAAAATAAAAAAATGAGTTCAGATTCCTATTGTATTGACGCATATATCGTTTTTGTTTTAATGCAGTATCTTGCCTGATTAGCTCAGCTGGCAGAGCAACGGTTTTGTAATCCGTGTGTCATCAGTTCGAATCTGATATCAGGCTCCATGCGGAAGGCTTTCTTGGCTTTTCGTTGTCGCGCTGGGGGTTCCCAGTATTTCTTGGCGAAGCATATAAGCTACATACGTAGTGCGTTGTTTGTCATGGAATGACAGAACGTACAGACGGGCAAAGCGCTCTTAGGTGATATCCAAGAGAATATTTTTGATAAGGAAATACGACTATATATTTTGCTGCGCAAAATATAACAACAAGTTCGCTGAGACAATCATATTTCAGGAGGTAAAAACAATTGGACGAAACGCTGTCTACTTCTTTGAGTTCTTTATTGAAAACTTTTCAGAATGTAAAAGCTCAATATGATGCGGCATATGAAGAAGTACATAATCAAGATCTGCTTCAACAAGACTTATTACATAAACTGGAATTTGGAACATTAGATGCTCCTGCAATCAGTAAACTCGCAAAAAGACTTAAAGAATGCAGAGAAACTAGGCGCTATTACAAAGATTTGGTAGATTGCCTGTATCCGATTTTACAGTTCTTGGAAGATCCATCAAACAAACGTGTAGTGAACAACATGCAGAAACTCCTTGGAGACATTAGAAAACAAGAGACAAGTCACAAAAACAGACGATATTGTCCTCGTGTTATGTCTGAGGAGGAATATCATGCGTAAGCGTTTCCCGGCACACTACTATTCTAAAATCAAGACAGGACAATTACCATGCGATTCTCCATACCTTTTCAGTAATGGAATATACAAAACCAAAATTACAGAATCCGACTTACCTGATTGGTATATGCCGGGTAATTTTTATGCCTATAAGCCAGGGTATTTATCCGCAAAAGGTGTAAAAGCTTTATTGTATAAACCAAATTTAATTTTCAATCATATGTTTAAGGACGATATGCTTTATATATCTTATAAAGATTCCGTCAATGAAACATCTCCAACTACTGAATTTGACGAGTATATTTGGGGCAACAACATTCCCAGATTTCTTATCTGGGCAGAGAAATACTCCGACTATGATGTATCATCCATTGAACAACAAATTGAAAATAAACGTTTATGGTTCATGAATGCTTTCCCATACGATTATGAACTAGAAGTTGGAAAAGATGAAAATATCTTAGACTTCTACAGAAGTCTATATGCGGAGGTTCCAGCGTGAAAATACGATTGAGAATCATGCTACTTATATTGGTAATTGCAATGTGGTGGATTGCATCTTGCATGACATCTCCTGTTTTTATTCCAAGCCCTATAGATGTTGTCGATGAGTTTGTTTCTTTATGTTCGAATGGGCAAATGACAATGGGATTTCTTTATTCGTTTCTGCGTATCTCAATTGCGAGTCTATTGAGCGCAGCTATTTCGATTCCGTTGGGAATGCTAATGTTCTATTCGAAAACTGCACGAATTCTCATTGAGCCCGTGACAGGAATTATGCGATATCTTCCGATTACGGCGTTTTATCCGCTTCTCATCTTATGGTTCGGGATTGGTGAGATGATGAAGGTTTCGTTCTTGTTTATCGCCACATTTGTGTACATGCTTCCAAGTGTGGTCCTAGCCTTTGAAGAAATAAGCCCAGAGCTGGTTTTGACTTCTAGGACGTTAGGCATGAGTAGACTCCAAATCGTCAAGATGGTTCTTCTCCCCTCCACCTTACCAAGCATATTGCAAACCTTCATTATGATGTATGGAATCGGATGGACTTATATCGCTGTATGCGAACAAATCAACGCAAAATATGGCATTGGTTTCATCATCTATACATCGTCTGCAAGAGGCAGAACTGCAATAGTGTTCGCTGGAATCATTGCTATCGTTATTTTTAGTTCTCTTTTTGATTTCATCTCAAACAAAATTCTGAAAAGATGTTTTAAATGGAGGTATATCGATGCTCCGATTGAATAATTTAACTGTCGGGTATCAGAAATCAAAACCATTGATTCAAAATATCAATGGGGAATTTGATGGTAACATCGTTGGTATATTGGCTAAAAGTGGCGCAGGGAAAACGACACTGTTCAAGACTTTATGTGGTGTCATCCCTCCCCTATCAGGATCATTTGTCACAAGTGATCCTATTGTAATGATGTGCCAACGAAACACAAATTTCGGTTGGCTGAATTGCATAGAGAACATTTTGATTTGTGACAAGATAAAACACCAAAAAGATCGTCCTGAAGATGCAAGAAAAATACTGAATGACGTAGGACTGTCCGAATACGAAACTGTATTTCCGAATCAATTGTCCGGCGGACAGCAGCAGAGACTATCTTTAGCTCGCATTTTGTATTTTGAACCAAAAATTTTGCTTATGGACGAACCGCTTTCCGCTCTGGATGATCATACAAGAGCAGATATGCAAGAACTCATTTTAAAGCAGCACAGAGAGCTGCAAAACACTATTCTTTTAGTTACACATAGCGAAGCAGAAGCAAAGCTAATGTGCGATAAAATTTTATATTTTAAATAATAGGAGGAAACTATGAATCTGTTTGAAAAGATCGGTCTTGTGGAGCGCGTTGAGCCGGATGTCCCGTCTATGGACATGGTTGACGTAGGAACCGTTTCAGACGCCGCCCCAGTGCAGACACCGGAAACCGCCACTGACGGAGAAATCATCGAGGCAATCTATAGCGCAACTCAGATGACAGATAAAAGTGTGTCTGTTTACAAGGTAGAGGAATTGGCGGCAACCATTCCTCCTGAAGTTCCTGAATCCACATCAAAGGTCATGGTAGTAAATCTGCTTCACACTCTTGGCCTTTCCATTGATTCTATTTTCGACGACGCTCAAGCACGAATTTCTGCCTTGACAGAAACGTTCAATGCTACGATTGCGGACAACCAGAGACAGCAGGAAGAACTGACTGCACACATCAATGCTCTCAAGGAGCAGATCGAATCTGACAAGATGAAAATCCAATCTCTTGTTCAGTCTGGCAACGAACTGGAATCTGCTGTCAAAAATGAGAAGGCAAAGATCTCTTCTATTCTGTCTTTTATTGGGGCGGATAAAAAAGAACCGGAGGTAACAAATGCCGCTCAGTAATCTATTGGTCATATTGGGAGCTGCCGGATTTGTTCTGGTGTTGGTAATGTTCCCATCGTTCAGAAACGGCTTAAAGGTTTTGCTTGGCGGTTTTCTGAATTTGTTTATTGAAGATACAGCAAAATCTCCAAAAGGCGCTGCTGCTATTTTCGATAGAGCAATCGAAGAAGCTCAAGACAAATACAATAAAGCCGACGATACATTGAGATCTCTTACAGGCCGTCTTGACGCTGTTATGAAACAGAGAGATGAAGCAGCTAGACTTGTCAAAGAGTATGAAGAAAAAGCACGTAGAGCCATGGCACACGGACGTGAAGATGATGCGAGACTTTATGCCGAAAAGAGACAAGACGCCATCATCTCGCATGATCAGTATGCCAAGGCATATGAGCAGCTAATTCCTGTAGTAAGACAAGCAAAGGAAATTTACGTACAGCGTCAAACATACCTTAAAGATATTCAGCACAAAAAGCGAATCAAAATCGAGCAGTTAAAAACAAATCAAGATATCGAGGAAGCGTTTGACGATCTTGATGATCTCAAAAAGGATACATCGACGAAAAAGCTTCTTGGCATTATTGATGAAGAAATCGAAGCCGGTGCTGAAAGAGCCGCCGGAGCACGTATCGTACATGAGGCAAAACTTGAAACACGTATTGCTCGTGCAGACAAAAAATCCGAAAGCTATGCCGTTGATGATTTTCTGGATTCGATTCGGAGTCCGCAACTCGCATCTTCATCTTCTCGTCCCACAATCAACATTGTTACACCTCAAAAAACAACAAAGAAATAATTTTTAAAGGAGATTTGTTATGAGTCGTTTTCGTTTGACCCCTGCAGCTAAAATTCTTTGCCTGCTGGTCGTTGTAGCCATTATTGGAACCGGTGTTTTCTTTGGTTTCAAAAATGGCATGATCAAGAATGATTTGGGCGACAAAAAGCCCATTACTTCCTCCTCGCCGGTTTCTGCATCTTCCAGCACCGAAAAAGAAGACACTGCCGTCACTAATGACAGCAGCACAATCAATTTGTCTTTGGATGAATGGATCGGTTGGAAACCTATTATTGACGCTAACCAGGGATTGACAACTCAACCCGGATCTATTTTTGATGAACTTGGTCTGGATGTAAAAATCAATATCATCAACGATGCAACCCAGTCTTCGAATGCCTTGATTTCTGGAGATCTTCAGGCTGCTGGATACACCACAAACCGTGTAGCGTTCCTGTCTAAAAAATTCCAGGATGCGAAGTTTGATGTCGTAATGCCTTACTTCTCAAACTACTCCAATGGCGGAGACGGCATTATTGCATCGACAAATTTTGCTGATATTAACACATGGACCAATGCAAGAATTGGCGTTCCGAGTTTTTCTGAAGCAGAAACGCTTGTTGCATGGTTTGTTCAGAAGTCCGATTTGTCTGAATCTGACAAAACGAAGATTCTCGATAACCTGATTATGTTCGACACTCCTGATGATGCAGCTAAAGCTTTCTTCGCTGGCCAGATCGATGTTGCTGCCACTTGGGAACCGTATCTGTCTCAAGCTGAAGAGTCCACCAATTCTGTTATTGTGTTTGATACTACTGCGAGTTCTTCTTTGATCATGGACGGCATTGTTTTTGATGCAGACTGGGCCAGTGCGCATCCTGACACAGTTTCTAAGTTTATCGACGGATGCCTTCAGGCGAGCGCTCTTTATACAACCGACTTTGATTCTATCCGTGCTGTAATGCCCATGTATTCTACTGCTACAGACGAGTCTATCGCTTCTGACTGTGCAAACGCTAAGCTTGCTACTTGGGCAGACAATAAAACAATCTTGGCTGAAACTGCTCCTACTGTTTATGGAGATATGTGTGGCATTTGGGAATCTCTTGGCGAAACCGTAAACAATGATCTTGTAAACACTGTATTCGATTCCAGCTATATTGATTCTCTGTCTGACAAATATCAGGCATCTTCTACTACATCTACTTCTATGGAAGTGACTGCGGAACAGAAAGAGGCAGCTATTGATTACTCTGCGATGCTGACTAAATCTGCAACTGTAAACTTTGTTGCTGACACCGCAAAATTCCTTGATCAGGCTGAGGCTGCCGCTACTCTGAATGAGTTCGTTGAAATCGCAAAAACTCTTGATGGGTCTATTATTCAGATTGAAGGTAACATCAATATGGTTGGCGAGTCAAACGAGGTTGGAGAAAAGCTTTCGTATGAACGTGCTAACACAGTTGCAAACTATTTGATTAGCCAGGGAATTGATGGAAACCGTATTGTGATCGTTGGCAATGGCAATCGTAAGATGATTGGCGATCCGAATACAGAAGAAGGCAAAATTGCAAACCGTCGTACCGATGTGATGTTCAAGATGGTGGAGGGCTAATATGTCTATTATTGTAAACATCGGAGTATTGATGTGGATCGTTGCCATTTCGTTCTTTGCTGGAATGATTGTCGGAACTGTGATTATGGTTCATGCATTTTCTAAAGGCAAGAAAAACATGCCTGAAAATGTTGATCTGAACATGGAATATGAGAACGATAAGAGCATGTAACGCATTCAGTTCAGATATCTATATAATCCCTTGCAAATAACACCGGAGGTATTACAATTTGAGAACGCTCCTTTTGTTCAGAGGAGCGCCAGGATGTGGTAAGTCCACATTTATTAAGAACAGCGGATTAGAAAATTACACTCTATCCGCTGATTCTATTAGAATGATGTGTTGCTCTCCAACTCTTGACGCTTCTGGAAATCCACAAATTTCTCAAAAACGAGATAAGATTGTTTGGAACATGCTGTTTCAAATGCTGGAATCTCGCATGCAAAATGGCGATTTTACAGTAATCGATGCAACAAACTCTAAGACGGAAGAAATGAACCGTTATAAAAAACTTGCTGAAAAATATAGATATCGCATTAGTATTGTAGATATGACAAACCTTCCAATCGAAGAATGCAAGCGTCGCAATGCAAGTCGTGCCCCTATGAAGCAAGTACCTGAATCTGTCATTGATAGAATGTATTCTCGTTTTGAGACACAAAAAATCCCTTCTGGCATCACAAAACTCACTCCTTCCGATGCCATTGAAAAGATTCGTTTCTTCCCGGCTGATTTGAATGATTACAACAAAGTCCATATCATCGGAGACATTCATGGATGTCATTCTGCGCTAATGAAGCTCTTTGATAAGATTGGCGGCATCAAAGAAGACGAATTCTATATTTTCTGCGGAGATTATATTGATCGCGGTATCCAAAATGCAGAAGTAATGAACTACCTGCTCTCTATCATGGATCTACCAAATGTATGTTTCATCGAAGGAAATCATGAACGTTGGTTGTATTCATGGAGCCATGATGAAAAAAGTCTAAGCAGAGAATTTGAAAGAAGAACAAAATATCATCTCATCAAAGGAAACGTAGATAAAAAGTCTGTACGTCAGTTTTATCGCAAACTTCGTCAATGCGCATACTTTGAATATGGAACGCCGGATTCTGATAGTCCAAAGTGGATTGTCACACATGCAGGAATCTCGAATAATCATATCGATAATAATCTTGGTCTTTTATCAATACCAACAAGTCAAATGATTTACGGTGTTGGAGAATATCAAGATGTTGATAAGATTTCTGCATCATGGGCAAAACTTGGATGGAACCAGGTATTCGGGCACAGAAATATTCAGGATTTCCCTATCAACATGGGGAATAAATGTTATGACCTGGAAGGGAATGTTGAGTTTGGAGGATTTCTAAGATCAATCACTCTATCTCACGACAATCCTGTGGAATGTATCGAAATTAAAAACGATGTATACAGAACTCCGAATACAGAGGAGCTGTCAGAAAGAACGATCAATGCCATAGACGTTCTTGATCTTGTCGAAGCCATGAGAAAGTCTAAAGACATACAGGAAAAGAATTATGGCAGAGTGTCCTCATTTAATTTCACAAAGAAGGCTTTTGAAGACAGAAAATGGAACCATCTAACGGTCCGTGCAAGAGGTCTATTTATCGACACCGATAAGGGATCAATTGTTGCTCGCGGTTATGAAAAGTTCTTTAGAATCAATGAAAGAGAAGAAACCAGAATCGAAAATCTTCAATGTAAACTGCACTTCCCTGTTTCTGTCTATGTAAAAGAAAACGGTGCTCTGTGTCTTGTTTCTTATGACGAAGAGACAGATGATTTGTTCGTAGCAAGTAAATCGTGTATAGACAGCCCATTTGTAGAAAACATGCGTAAAGTCCTTGAATCGTATATAGGGACAAAAGGCTCTGAAAAGTATGTTGCCTTAAAAGATAAACTCAAAAATCTAGGCATTACACTTGCGTTTGAAATCATTGATCCTGAATCAGATCCACACATCATCGAATACGACTCAAAGCATCTTGTTCTTTTAGATGCAATTAGAAACCAAATGGCATTTCAAAAACTAAGTTATGGCCATCTGTGCGAAATTGCAAACATGATTGGAACTCCTGTAAAGAAGTCCGCAGGCGCATTCAATACATGGGGCGAGTTCTATTCTTGGTATACAAATGTCATTAAGCCGGATTACAAATTTGACGGCGAATATATCGAAGGATTTGTGATTGAAGACAACACAGGATACATGGTAAAAGTCAAAACAGACTACTATTCAAACTGGAAGTTCATGAGATCAGTAGCGACGCATGTGAATCAGCTTGGATATTACCATAATACAGCTGCTCTGTTGACTCCAGAGCAAAACATGTTTTACGGTTTCTTGAGAAGTAAACATGACGAATCCGGAGCATTTGATTGTAACATCATTAAGCTCCGAAAAGAGTTTCTGTCTGCAAAAAATCGGTGATTACAGGGTTTCCCTGTCTCATAATAAATTGTAGGAGTGACATAATGTTTATTTGCAATCGTTGCAAAAAAGTAGTTCCTGATGTTGTTGGAGATGGAATGAGAATTAAGTATCAGTTCAAGTATGGATCTCAATATGATGGTGACTTTTTCGACATGGCTATTTGTAAGGACTGTGCAGATGTAATTGCAGACAAGATCAGAGATAGCTGTCAAATTGATCCGTTGGTTCATTTGACAGATGATTATGCGCCGCAATAATGCGCACATTCAACGATAACAAAATAAAGGAGAGATTTAATGTCTAATATTATTCGTTTTACATTCGTTGGTGATCCTGTGATTCCCAATAAGGGATTGATTACAGAAGGAAAAACTCCGTGGGACAGTGAAAGTTTGAGACTTTCTCTCGGAGTGAAAGTTGATGACAGCACTGTATTCGCTGGGCTGTACGATTCTGTAAAAGAAACAATCAAAACAATCGATACAGACAACCAGCCCATGGAAATCGACTGGGAAGACCGCACAGATGAACAGGTAAGAGAAAAGGTCGCCGGATTCAGAAAGTATCGTACCAACATTGGTAGTGACGAAACCCTTACTTTCATTACTGGCTATGATTTCATTTCCTATCTTGCTGCCGCTCTGCAGGATTACAACGATCCCATTGTTGTTAATGGCACATTGGATATTCGCTATGACAACAAAGGAATTCTTCGGAAAAACTACAACATTACAAGCGTCTGGAAGGCTCGTGAAAACGAAGCTAAGAAGCTCGCTGTTATTGGAGACCTGTATTTCAGCAGCAAAGCTCTCGATAAGTCCTGCTTCGATGAAACCAAGAAGATGTTCCTGGATTCCTATGTCCTGCAGTATATCAACAAAGATGAGGGTTCCAAGTTCGTTCCGTTCCCGACTGTGTTGAATCTGTCGAAATACAACGACGAGAACGAGCATCATCAGCAGTTGAAGAAGTTCAAGCTGTCTTGTATCGAATACAAGAAGAACACCATCCATCATATGATGTGGGAAATGCGTGTTGTGGATGGAACTGAAGAAGTCGAGTTCACAGAAGATCAGCTGACTCCCCTGCAGAAAATGCAGATCGAGTTGGGTACAAGAACCCTTGATGACTTCCGCCCCCGTGGATCTATTCGTGGTCCGCGCAATCACGAAATCCGCCTTTTTGAACCTGTATGTATGGGAGATTTCGAAAACGGCCTCGTGGACTCTGACATGAAAATTTCGGAGTTCGAAGACCAGATTTACATTCCCGCAAAAGACGAGAGTGTCGAATCGATGGAAACAGTTGACGAGCACGTCTCTGATTCGTCAACCAAAGATGCAAGCGATGATGAATTGTTCTGATATTGGAGGATGACATATGGCCCGTAAATTCGGTAAGAGAAACGAAATCAAACTTGATCCTTTGAAGTACAATCTTTGCCTCATTGGCGAAGGCGGCATTGGCAAGACCACAATCATAAAAGAATATTGTGAACGTCTCGCCGGCCCAGACGGATATATGTTCCTGGATTGCGGAAAAGAAGACGGTAGCGATGCAATCAATGGCATCGTGTCTGAGCCTGTATGGGATTGGGAGAAGTTCGATGAGGTCACATCAGACATCATTGAGAATAGATATACAGATTACGAAGATCTGAAAGTCGTAGTCATCGATACTCTCGACGAGCTCATGAGCATTGCAGAAGGTGAAGTTCTTCGCATGTGGAACCGAGACAATCCTGATAAGAGAACCAAGTCATTCAAGGCTACATACTCAGGCTTTAATGGACCTACCGATAAAGCCATTGAGATCGTGTTCAACCGCCTTTGGGATTTGAAGCGTGTCGGCGTGTCTTTTATTACAATTGGTCACACCAAAAAGAGCGATATCGTAGACCCTGTCACCAGTGAGACATATTCCATTCTGACTACTAATATGGACAAGCGCTACTTTAACGCCATGAAAAACAAAGTGCACTTCTTGGGCGTTTGTTACATCGACCGCGATATCGTACAGCAGAAGACTGGTCGTAAGAACATTGTAACTGGCAAGGAAGAAATCAAGGGCAGAATCACCGGCGAAAAGCGTGTTATCTGCTTCCGCGATGACAATTTCTCTGTTGATTCCAAGAGCAGATTCGCGGATATCGTAGATCGAATTCCTCTTGACGTAGATTCTCTGATTTCTGCTGTCACTGATGCCATCAAGAAAGAGCACGATAAAGGAACGACTTCTTATGATGACGACATGAAGAAGCAGAAAGAAGAAGAAAAAGCTGCTGAGTCAGTACACAAAGAGCGGATTAAGAAGTTCAGTCAGGCAAAACAGGATGAAGAAGACGAGCAGCATCGTGACGAATATGTTGCAGTGATTGCCGCTAAATTTCCCTCTGCCAGTACAGAAGTAAAGGCTCAGGCAAAAGAGATGCTCGCCAATTCCGGCGCTGCCAAATTCTCATCTCCTGATCTTCCGATTGCAGACTTAAAAGCCATTGCTCAACTGTTTGAATAAAAACAGAGGTGAGCAATGGCAGTAAGCAAAAAGCCGCTCAAGGGAAGAAAAGTTCGTTGTCGTGAAACAGGAGAATACGGAACTACTTTAACGTTCTATAAAGCTCCAGACGGTCACTATTACAAAGACGAACAAACCTATTTAAAACACGAACATAAATCAGAAGCCCATCGAAAGCTGATAGACGAAATCTCCGGATACATGGGTTATATTCCCGGCATGGTTTTCCCCACATGTGTTACGCAATCACTCAAAGAGTTCTCATTTTACGGTGATGATATCGTATTGGAAACACTTGAGCGCAATCGTGACAGTGTGGAGTATGCCATGCGCACGAAAACTTTTGACGGAGATATGCAACGAGCTCGGTATCTTATGGCGATTATACGGAATCATATAAATGACGTATATATGGAATCGCAAAAAAGGCAGCGCAGTCAAATTCAAGAGCCTGCAGAAAACTCCATCCCAGAAGTCTCTACAGAATTTGAAATGCAGAATATTGGCTGTGCTGCAAAAGGGAAAGATATCAGTGATTTCCTGGATCTTGATTTGGATTAACAGGGAGGTGTGTCTTATAGAGTTAAAAGATTGTTTGGCAAAAATAAACTCAAATAGAGAACAGATCGAAGCTCCATTTGTTTTTTGTCTTTGGAAAGATCCACTTCTGTACGCGGACTATGAAAAGATCAATGCAAATGGCGACGAAACGATCAAGACAAAGGACGCTCAGTTCTATTTTTACCTTGGACGAGCTTTGTACGACCAAGGATATAGGACATTCGACAACATTACTGTCAATACATATCTCAAAGATAAAGATGAAACCAGGAGAATTTTCAACGAATATGGAGGCTATCAGGAAATAGACACCTTGAAGGCCCTTGTAGATCCGGACAACGTTGAAGCTTATTTTGACAAAATTGTCAAGCTAAATCTCCTATCAGGTATGTGTGAAGAGTTTTTCAAAAACTTTTCAAACCCAACTAAGTTCGATAAGATGTCGAACTCTGAAGTATATGATTACTTCGATTACATGCTTAACTCGATCTCAATCAATACTGCCAAAGACATGAAGGTAGAAAGACTATCTTTTGATGATTCATTTGTAGAGGAAATGGATCGAGGCGAAACTGTTGGATTGTCATACGGGAAAAACTGTCCTCGTCTCAATTATCTTACTTTAGGAATCCCCCTCGGAGACCTAACAATGCTTGGCGGATTTTCTGGTTCTGGTAAATCCAGTTTTGTTTTCGAGAACATGATCCTTCCAATGGCAGAATCTGGAATCAAGTGCTGCATTATTTCAAACGAGATGCAGTCAAGAGCATATAAGATGCTTCTAACGATTCATATCCTGACAAGAGATTTGGACTATTGGAAAATCACCAGAAAGAAACTTAAAATAGGCAGTTTCGCTCCTGACCAGAAAGAGATCCTGAAAAAGGTAGCAAAGATCACACAAGAGAAATATAACAATATTCTTTTTGTCAAAATGTTCGATAACGACACTGCTCGTGTCGTGAAGACAATAAGGAAATACTCAAAGCTTGGCTATCAGATGTTCCTTTGGGACACTATGAAGTCTGACAATGACATGAATATGGAAATGTATCGTCAGCTTCTTCAAAGCTCACAAAAGGTTTTTCAGTGCGCAAGCAAAGAAAACGTCGCTGTTGTGTGTACATATCAGCTCGCCCTGTACTTGATCAATCAGCGCTATCTTGATGCAAACTGCCTATCAAACGGCAAGCAAATCAAGGAAGTGTTTTCCGAGATGATATACATCAGACCATTATGGGAAGACGAATATACAGGCGAACATTACGATTGCCACGCTTATACGAGAAACAGAGACCAAGAGGGAAATTGGGAGAAATTCACAACACCGATAACATTGGATAAAAAGAAAAAATACATAGTAGCTTTCTTGGATAAAACGCGCAACGACGAAGATAAACAACAAGTTCTCTACGAGGCCAATTTATCTTGGAATAACTGGCGAGAAATCGGATATTGCTCAATCAAGAATGAACATGCAACTACTGGAAGATGATAGGAGGTAACGTTTATGAACGCGGCTCTTCTATCACAACACGTATCCGGCAATGAAGATATGGTGTTCTCAATTTTAGAGACTCTTGGTTTTCAAAATATTACATACAACCCATACAAGAAGCAATTTAGATTTTCTCGTGATTTCGGTACAAATCCGACCAGCACAATTCTTGATTGTTCATCTCTACGTTATTACTGTTTTTCGACAGGTGGGAAAGGAAATATTTTTACTCTCATCATGGACAGAATTAAATGTTCTTTTCCTGAAAGTCTGAAGTTTTGTGCAAATGTTCTCGATTTGGATACATCAGCTTTTTCTTTAAAAGTAAAATATCCATTTCATGGATTCTATAGAGATCTTATTCCTGACAGGAATGAAGATTTCGATCTTCCTACAATCCCTGAAGAAACACTGAATCCATATCTCGGGAAATACAACACGATGTTTTTTCACGATGGGATAGATTACCTAACACAGGAATTATATCAGATTGGGTATGACGAATATTCACATCGTATCACAATTCCAGAAAGGACATTCAGCGGAGAATTATGCGGAATAATGGGAAGACTCAATGATCCAAATTGTTCGCATGCAGAACGATGGTATCCGATTATTGAATGTTCAAGGAACAAGACGTTATTTGGTCTTGTTCAAAACTATAAACGAATTGTCGAAGCAAGAACTGTTGTTTTATTCGAGTCGGAAAAGGCACCAATGCAATGTAATAGTTTTGGATGCAAGGTCGCACTTGGACTTTGTGGATGTCATGTGTCTCCTGCTCAAAAGGCAATGTTGCTATCCATGAAGCCATCAAAGATAATCCTGGCTCTCGATGAAGGATTAGAAGAAGAAAAAGTTCGATATGAGGCGAACAAGTTGGTTCAAGATAACATCATATCAAAAGTCAATGTAGGATACGTGTGGGATGCAAATCACGAAATACTGCCTGAAGGGTCTAAGAAAAACCCTGCCGATATGGGAAGAGACGCATATAAATATCTATTAACTAAGAATGTGAGGTGGATGTGATTGGGTAAAAGAGAAGAAGATCAAAGAATACAGGCGTTACATAACGAAAATGTAAATTGCTATAGCTTTTCAAAACTAAATACGATAAACAACTGCCTCTACGAAGCATGGAGAACATATGTCCTACAAGATCGTGGTCTTGGAAGTGTGTACACAAATCTTGGAAGCAGAATTCATGACACGTTGGAAGAAATCATTCACAAGCAGAAGGAAACGACAGCTCTTTTGCCAGCAATGAGATCTGAGCTGCAAGACCTTGAACTTCTTGGATTGGATTTCCCAAAAGATTTCCGTGGTGGAAATAGCATTCGTGACAAATGGATTGCAGACATGACTCACTTTTGCAAAACATTTGTTCCACCAAAAGGCGTGTTTACAACAGAAGAATTGCTTATTTATCGTGTGTCTCCTACACGTGCAATCATTGGATACTCTGACTTGATTAAACATCATACAGATAAAGTTGTTTCAATTTATGATTGGAAAACAAGTAGTGACTATAGACAAGAAGATTTATTGGAGCACGGTCGGCAGTTGACAATATATGGAATGGCATTAGAACAAGCGGGATTCACGGTCAAAGAAACCGCATGGATCATGTTGAAATATATTACTGTTGAGTATGAGTGGTATCAAACAAGACGATCAAAAAATAAAACTGTAATAACAAAAACTGTAAATCGTTCAAAGCTATTTTCTACAATACGAGACCCACTTGAATATGCTTGCCGCAACGCTGGTATGGATGAAGTAGATATAGAGATAGCAATGAGAGATTTTGAACTAACAAATATCTTGTCAGACTTATTTCCAGTATCAGTGAAAGAACAATTTCGGTTCAAACCATATGTAAAAAAGTATCCATTTACCGAAGAGCTAAAACAGGAAGCAATCAATTACATAAACAGAACTGCAGATATTTACGAATCATTGAGTCAAAGTAAAGACATTCCGTGGGATGCTAGGCCAATAACCAAAAAAGAAGAATTCTATTGTCATACACTTTGCAGTCACAGAAAAACATGTCCATATATTCAGGAATATGATGAACGAAATGTAATAAAGAAATCGTCTTCTGATGACGATCTTTTTTAATAAATGGGGGGATCAAGTGGAAAATTATCACAAACACACATGTGCTTCAAATATTTTCACGCCAGACTCTCCTGCTACCTATGATCAATACGCAAAAAGAGCTGTAGAAATCGGACACAAAACACTTTGCTCTCTCGAACATGGTTGGCAAGGAAAGTATCATGAATGCCGGGAAATTGCTTTAAAATATGGGCTCAAATTTATTTTTGGTACAGAAGCATATTGGGTCCTTGACAGACATGAGAAAGACAAAACGAACAGCCACATTGTTTTACTTGCGAAGAACGAAAATGGCCGTCAATGCATCAATGAAGTCCTGTCTACTGCTAATGAAGATGGATATTATTATCGGCCAAGACTTGATATAGATCTTTTATTATCTCTCCCCTCTTCTGATGTTTTTGTGACTTCTGCGTGTGTTGCGTTCTGGAAGTATGAGAATATCGATGAAATTATCGAAAAGCTATACGAACATTTCAAAGACAATTTCATGCTTGAAATTCAGCCACATAATACAAACGATCAAAAAGAACTTAATGCACGTATTCTTGAAATCCATAACACAAAAGGCATTCAAATGATTGTAGGGCTAGATAGCCATTACATATATCCTGAACAATCAATAGAACGTGACGAGCTTCTTGCCGCAAGCGGAACACATTATGACGATGAAGACGGATGGTATATGGACTATCCTGACGATGATACAGTGTTGCAAAGGTTTCTCGAACAAGGAGTAATACCAAAAGATTTAATTCTTCAGGCAATGAAGAATACAGAAATTGTGAGAACTTTTGACGATTACAAAAGTGAAGTCTTTGAAACCAATAGAAAGTTACCTAGCATTTATCCAGATAAAACACCTGAAGAAAAGTACAGAATTTACAATCGTTTAATCAGCAAGAAGTTTAAGGAATATATGGAAACTGTTCCACCAGAAGAATATCAGAAATATTTCGATGGTGTTCAAATGGAAGTACACACATATAGAGACACAGGGATGGTTGACTATCCCCTGCTTGATTATGAGATTGTGAAAAAGGGATTGGAGTATGGGGGCATTATCACTTCAACAGGGCGTGGCTCCGCTGTTGGCTATTTTACAAACACTCTTTGCGGGTTTAGCAAGGTTGACAGATTCAAGTCCCCAATTCCTTTATATCCAGAACGATTTCTTTCTAAGACAAGAATTATCGAAACGAACAGTTTGCCAGACATCGATCTAAATATATCTGCGCAAGAGCCGTTTGAACGTGCTCAAAAAGAGATTCTTGGAGAAGACCATGCTTATCCCATGATAGCATTTGGAACTCTGAAGAAGAAATCCGCCTTCAAAATGTACGCTCGTGCTAAGAAAGTTGATTTTGAAACTGCAAACAGAATCAGTGAACAAATTTCAAAATATGATACAGCCATTAAATACGCTGACGACGATGAACGAGATGAAATCAGTATTTATGATTTTGTAGATCCAGAATATCACGATTATGTCAGAAAAAGCGAAGTCTATTGGGGAATCATTTCTTCAAAGTCAAAAGCTCCATGTGCATATTTGCTTTATCAGGGTTCAATCAGACGGCAGGTTGGTTTAATCAAATGTAAAAGCGAGACAACAAACAAGGAGTATATAACAACAGTAATTGATGGAGCTGTAGCTGAAAAATATAAATTCTTAAAAAATGACTGGTTGATTGTAGATACAGTCACATTGACAGATGCCATATTTAAACGAATTGGTATGAAGCCAATGACAGTCAACGAATTGGCTGATGCAGTCAAAGATAATGAATCCGTGTGGAATATCTACTCTTCTGGACTTACTTGCGGAGTGAACCAGTGTGAAAAAGAATCAACTACACAGAAACTCATAAGATACAAGCCCAAAAACGTATCCGAGCTTTCTGCATTTGTCGCTGCTATTCGTCCTGGCTTCAAATCCATGTATTCGAAATTCGAAAGCAGACAACCATTCAGCTATGATGTTCCAGCAATAGATAACCTGATACAGACTAAGGAATTTCCATATTCCTTTATTCTTTATCAGGAAAATCTGATGTCGATTTTGAACTTTGCTGGATTTCCAATGGACAAATGCTATGGCATTATCAAAGACATTGCCAAAAAACATCCAGAAAAAGTAAGGCCACTGAAGAAACAATTTGTTGACGGCATGTGTGCCAAACTTCAAACAGAGAATACTAACGGGAAAGATCCTCTCGATATTGCGAATCAAATCTGGCAAATCATCAATGACGCAACTCAATACAGTTTTAACTCTGCTCATTCTGCCAGTATGGCATATGATTCTCTTTACAATGCTTGGCAAAAAGGAACACATCCATATGAGTTCTATGAAGTATGCTTACAACATTTCTCTAAAAAAGGGAAAAAAGAAAAAGTAGCTGCATTGAAAGCCGAAATGAAACGAGGTTTCGGAATTGATGAAGGACCGATTAAATGGGGTCACGATAACTGTAAGTTTACCGCTCATCCAGAACGCCATGCAATAGATCCGTCTTTATCTTCCATTAAAGGTCTAAGTCAATCCTGTGCAAACGATTTATATCGCTTATACAAGACAGAAAAAATTGACAACTTCTATGACCTTTGGAAAAGAATGAACAAAATCAAGAGTCTTGATTCCGCAAAGGTTAAGACGCTGGTATTGCTCGATTACTTTTCGCCATTTGCTGGCGGTAACAAAATTCTAAAGTTCATTGATATATGTGATCAACTATATGGACGATCACAATTCAGCAAGGCTGACGAACTTCCTTTTCGCAAGTATATAGAAAAATATTCTTATACCACTGAGAAGTTAAAAACATATAAGGATTTCAACTACGACGAAGCGCTTCAAGAGATATGGAACGCTCTTCCAGACGAAAAGCTATCTGTAAGACAAACTCTTCAGGCTCAAAATGATTATCTTGGATACATAAAATACGTCAACGAATCTCTGGCATCCAGCTATTATTATGTCACCTCTATTGATGGTAAATACAAGAACAAAAATGTAACGCTTTACCAACTATGCAGTGGTAATAGCTTTACTGTTAAAGTGCGGCCATCAATGCTAGAATCCAATCCTATTGAAAAAGGAGACATTTTAAAGGTCTTTTCCTTTTCCAAACAAGGGAAATGGTCTAAGACTCCTAGCGGGGAATGGATTCAATCAACAGAGGAATTCAATGAATTTCTTACAAAATATTCCCATGTGAGGTGACAGGAATGAATGAATGACTATCAAATCAAAAAGACTCTTGAATCTTTTACTATTTTGTGTGATACACGCGAGAAAAATACCCCTGCGTTACAACATAGAATTCAGCAATTTGGATGTAGCGTTGAAAGAAAAAAATTAGATTTCGGAGATTATTCAGCGAAGTGTGTTCTTCCAGACGGTAAAGAGCTGTCACTTGAGCGAAACGTGACTATAGAAAGGAAAGAACATTTCGATGAACTAGCAATGTGCTACACATCTCAAAGAGAGCGATTTACAAAAGAATTTGAACGTGCAAAACAAGTCAATGCAAAAATCTATCTCCTTGTAGAAAAGGCAAGCTGGGAAAAGGCATATGCCGGAATCTACAGAAGCCAAATGTCTTCTCAATCATTGATTGCAAGCATGACTACGTGGCTCGCAAGATACAATTGTTCTCTTTTATTTTGCCAACCGGAAACGTCAGGTAAATTGATTCGTGATGTCCTTATTAAAGAAATGAGGGAATATCTTATTCGATATGACACAGGAGCAGTTCAAGTGTCCAAAGAACCAAACACTACGAGTACGGTACATAAAAAGTAATCCTGATCAAACAAAAGAGATTCTTGCTGTTGTAACAGAGAACACATTAACTCATAAATTCTTTCTATATCTGCCAGATGACAATGGAGAATTTTATAAAAAAGGGTCAGGAGATGATCCAGAATTTAAGGAGTTAGAAACCATATATGAAGTTCCTAAGAAAAAGACCGCAAGAAAAAATACGAATGCTGGTAAATTACCCAAATGAATTACCATCCATGTTTATGGGACGAACATATAATGTTTGTTCCAGTTTAGAAATAGGATATTTTTCCTTAGCTAATGGAAGACTCGTATTCTTACCAAAAGAAAAGGAAAATTCAGTATACGAAATATACCAAGAAACGGAGTGAAATCTATCGACGCATGATGTCATATAACCATAGAGAATCAAACAGAAAAGAACGTTCTGTAGCTGAGCTGAACAATATCTGCAAAAGATATGTTTTAATGTGTGGAACTGTTAAAACATATAACATAAATGATCTAACTGACGAGCAAAAAAAGGCGTTCTACAATCGAAAACCTATACCAAATTTAACAATAAAGGAGTCATGACAATTATGCTGGTCCAACTGATTGCTCATACCAATGATCCAGAAAAGACGGTTGCTGCTGCTGCCAAGCTGTGCTATTCAGACGCACATATTGAAACGTTGCTGGACGGTCTTACAGACGATAAAACTGCGGCGTTTCTGCAAAAACTCACCGACCTGGGGCATGCAAGCCCCATCGAACATGCCAGCTTTACCTTTGGTATCGAGGGGGTGTCCCGTACCTTCCTGGCCCAGGTCACCCGGCACCGCATCGCCAGTTTCAGCGTGCAGAGCCAGCGCTATGTGCGCCTAGAGGATTTCCGTTATGTGATTCCCCCGGAGATCGAGGTCATTCCAGAATCAAAGGCAAAGTTCATTGAAGCCATGAACGCCGATGCACAGAAATATCTGGACCTGGTCCAAACGCTGGAGGATGCCCATACCCGCCGACTGATGGAACATGGCATGGAGGAAAAGGCTGCTCGGTCCAAAGCCTCCAAGCAGGCCAATGAGGACGCACGCTTTGTGCTGCCAAACGCCTGCGAGACCAAGATGGTAATGACCATGAACTGCCGCAGCTTGCAGAATTTCTTCAATATGCGCTGTTGCAACCGCGCCCAGTGGGAGATCCGTGCTGTTGCGGACGAGATGCTGCGCCTGGTGCTGCCGCTGGCACCCCATATCTTTGCAGATGCAGGTCCTAGATGTTTGACAGGCTCCTGCCCGGAAGGTCGCATGTGCTGCGGTCAACAGCAAGAAGTACGACAGAAATATATACAGTTGAAACAGGAGGCGGTCTGCCATGGGTAAGTTGATCATTTTTGAAGGATTGGACGGTTCCTGTAAGGGGACTCAGACGGCGCTGACGGCCCAAAAGCTGGCCGGACGCGGCATCGATCTGCGCCAGATTACCTTCCCCAACTATGAGAGTGATTCCTCGGCCCTGGTCAAGATGTATCTGTCTGGTAAGTTCGGAGATAAACCAGACGACGTGAATGCATACGCTGCTTCTAGCTTTTACGCGGTAGACCGTTTTGCCAGCTACAAGACCGACTGGGGCGAGTTTTACCGCAGCGGCGGGCTGGTACTGTCGGACCGGTACACCACCTCCAATGCCGTGCATCAGTGTGCCAAGCTGCCGCCCATGCACTGGGATGGTTTCTTGAACTGGCTGTTTGACTTTGAGTATAAAAAAATTGGGATTCCAGCGCCGGATACTGTATTCTACTTGGCAGTAGATCCAGAAGTTTCTCAGGAGTTGTTAAGCCAACGATACCATGGGGACGACAGTAAAAAGGATATCCAGGAGAAAGACCTTGAGTATATTGCCCGTAGTAGAGAAGCTGCTGAATACTGCGCTAAAACATTGGGATGGGAAATTGTTCGTTGTGTAAAGAACGACAACGGCAATAAGACTCTTAGATCTGTTGACGATATTAACAATGAAATCATAGATAAGATCGCAAGTAAGATTTTATGAATCGAGATGAAATAAGTGAATTCAGATGCAATTTATGTAATCAATGAATTGGAAAATGCAAGAGACAGTATGAATGACGAGGAATTTTTAATAAACATTACTTTGGAAAAACTAAAGAATCATTTGTTTTCAATATATCGTACATTAAAACATTTTTGATTGTTTGGGAAAATAAAGAAAGAAAGGGTGAATAAATGGATACAGATACAAATATTTTCAATGCGAATATTTCTTCATGTGAAATAATCGACGTTGTGGAAGCTTGGAATTTGGGATTTTGTTTGGGAAATGCTGTGAAACATATAATGGATGCTTCTTCCAAATCTGGCACAGACCGTTTAAAAGAACTTCAATTAGCTGCTTATTATCTTAACCATGAAACAAACAAACTTCAGGGGCAAGAGCCAATTGAAGTATATATTCCAAATGAAACTCCGTATTCGACAAAATACAAATCCAAGGAGAGACAACTATGAAATATGTAACAAAAAGAGATGGAACTATTGTGCCATTTGATAAATCAAAAATTATCAATGCAATAGAAAAAGCTATGGCGTGTTCTAAAACCGGAATAGATAAAGAAGTGTCTAACCGTATTGCTGATGCCATTGAAAAAATCGATAATGACATGACTGTTGAAGCAATTCAAGACAAAGTCGAAGAAATGCTTATGGGAACCAGATGCAAAGATGCTGCCCGTGAATATGTTAGATATCGGTTTATCAGATCTCAAATCAGAGAGCATGAGCAGGCAAATGCTGAAATTCTTGAGATCATCGAAACTGCAAATGATTATGTCAATACAGAAAACTCAAATAAGAATCCCAAAATTTTAAGCACGCAGCGCGACTATATGGCAGGAGCTGTCAGTAAAGACATCTCTAATCGTCTACTATTGCCTGCTGACATTGCTGAAGCACATAAACTTGGTATCATCCACTTCCATGATGCAGATTACTTTGCTCAGCATATGCATAATTGCGCACTTATCAACCTGGAAGACATGCTGCAAAACGGCACTGTAATTAACGGAACACTTGTCGAAAAACCTCATTCGTTCTCGACAGCCTGTAATATTGCAACGCAAATCATGGCGCAGGTCGCATCAAATCAGTACGGTGGACAGTCAGAAACTCTTTCGCACCTTGCTCCATTTGTCGATATTAGTCGCCAAAAGATTCGCAAAGAAGTTGCAGAAGAAAGCGCATCGTTGGTTGATTCAGGAGAACTGTCAGCTCCTCTTTCAGAAGAAGCAATCAATTCTATCGCAGAAAAACGACTGAAGGATGAAATCAAGCGTGGCGTCCAAACCATCCAGTATCAAATCAACACTCTGATGACCACCAACGGTCAAACGCCTTTCGTAACAATCTTCATGTATCTCGGCGAAGTCCCAGCAGGTCAAACAAGAGATGATCTCGCTTTGATCATTGAAGAAGTCGTTCGTCAAAGAACAGAAGGCACAAAAAACGAAAAAGGTGTTTGGATTACACCAGCCTTCCCGAAGCTCGTATATGTGCTTGAAGAGGACAATATTACTCCGCAAAGCAAATACTGGTATCTTACTGAACTTTGCGCTAAGTGTACTGCAAAACGTCTTGTGCCTGACTACGTAAGTGAAAAGATTATGCTTCGTGATAAGGTCGATAAAAACGGTAATGGACATTGTTATCCACCAATGGGTTGCCGCAGCTTCCTGACTCCGTATGTAGACAAAGAAGGCAATCCAAAATACTACGGACGTTTTAACTGTGGTGTTGTAACCATCAACCTTGTGGATGTGGCCTTGTCCAGCGAAGGAGATTTCGATAAGTTTTGGCAAATCTATAATGACCGGCTTGAGCTTTGTCATAGAGCACTGCAGCTTCGGTATAAGCGGCTCGAAGGAACACCATCTGATGTCTCCCCTATTCATTGGCAGCACGGTGCTCTCGCTCGTCTGAAGAAAGGTGAAACAATCGATCAGTTAATTCATGGTGGGTATGCAACAATCAGTCTTGGCTACGCTGGTCTGTACGAGTGCTGCAAGTATATGACCGGCAAGAGCCACACAGATCCAGAAGCGAAACCGTTTGCATTGAAAGTGATGCAACAGATGAACGATAAATGCAAAGAATGGAAACAGGCAGAAAATATTGATTATTCGGTATACGGAACTCCCATTGAATCTACAACATACAAATTTGCATCTTGCTTAAAGAAGCGGTTTGGTGTCATTCCAGAAATTACTGATCATGATTACATTACAAACTCATATCATGTCAACGTTAGAGAACATATCGATGCGTTTACGAAACTGAAGTTCGAAAGTGAATTTCAGAAGTTGAGTCCAGGTGGAGCCATCAGCTATATCGAGACTGCAAATCTGACAAACAATACCGCCGCAGTTCTTTCTGTCATGCAGTTCATCTATGAGAACATCATGTACGCCGAGCTGAATACCAAGAGCGATTACTGCCAGGTCTGTGGCTATGATGGTGAGATCAAGATCAAGTTTGACGAGACAGAGAAAAAATCTATCTGGTATTGCCCAAACTGCGGAAACACAGATCAAAACAAAATGAACGTAGCTCGCCGTACCTGCGGATACATCGGAAGTAATTTTTGGAATTTTGGTCGCTCCAAAGAGATAGCTGAAAGATATGTGCATCTCGGAGATGACGCATAACCGAAATAAAATCCATAACCAAAAAATTTTTACGAGATAAAACATGAACTACATAAAAATCACAAAATGTGATATTGCAAATGGTCCTGGTTGCAGAGTCACTTTATGGGTATCTGGATGTGCCCATCACTGTTTGCATTGTCACAATCAGGAAACTTGGTCTCTTAATTCTGGGACGTGTTTTACCATAGAAACTATGGATGAATTACTTTCTTGTGCGTCGCAAAGCTATATATCTGGTCTTACGTTTAGTGGCGGAGATCCACTCCATCCAGAAAATTACAGTACCGTAATGATGATAGCTAAAATCTTCAAAGAGAAATTTCCAGATAAAACAATCTGGCTGTGGACTGGATATTTATGGGAAGAAATCAAATGCTTATATGGGATTGAAAATATAGATGTTTTGATTGATGGAGAATATGCAGAAAGTCTAAAAGACCTTTCTCTTAAATGGAGAGGATCATCCAATCAACGTGTTATTGATGTCAAGAAATCTATCGAATCAAACGATGTCATTTTGTATAAGGAGCAACAATGAATCAAGAAAAATTGAGAATCAAGAAGTTGCATAACGATGCTAAAGTTCCAACAAAAGGAAGCGCTGGAGCAGCAGGCTGGGACTTGTACGCATATAGCGTAGACAATGCTTTCGCTCATATGGGAAGAAACGAATGTTCTCACGTTATTAAACCGGGCGAAACAGTGATCGTACATACTGGAATTAGTGCGCAATGTCCGCACGGATGTTTTCTCGCAGTCTATGCAAGAAGCGGCCTTGGAATCAAGAACGGGATCGTCCCGTCTAACTGCGTTGGCGTAATCGACGAAGATTACCGTGGAGAAATCATGGTCGCATTATATAACCATTCAGATAAAGATTTTGAATTCAAGCTCGGAGATCGAATTGCACAGATGGTCCTGCAGGAATACAAAATCTGCGAATTGGAATTTGTATATGATCTTGAAGAAACAGAAAGAGGAGTTGGAGGATTTGGAAGCACAGGAAAATAAGTACGCAAATTTTGATGAAATTGTCGAAGCTCTCGGCATTAAACTCATGCCATATCAAAAAGAACTTTTGAAAATGTATATCAACAAGCCGTCCTCTATTACAGTATTTGGATGTAAGCAAAAGTAATTATTTGGTTGCACAATAGTGCGGGTGGGTTTGGGGAATTTTGTAAGAAAATGAGGTGGTCTATCTCTTGTACTTTTACGACACTTGCGCCCTAATGAACATGGGAGAATCTGCATTTGATGAACCATTCATGATTTCGGTTCAAACGCTTATCGAACTTGAATCGATCAAAACAGATAGGCGGAAAGACGAGCAAACAAAGCACAAAGCACGATTCATTACTCGTCGTTTAAGCAATTGCGATAAAGATAAAGCAACTGTTGTTTACACAAAAAATTTTAAAGAAGACGAAAATTTCCCATGCGCTGATTATCTTGCCGACTCTCCAGATTCTATTATTTGTTATGCCGCATGGAAATCCTATCAAGAAGGTCAAGATATGATTTTTTGCACAGACGATTTATGTTGTAAAAACATTGCGTCGTCTATATTGAAACTTCCTGTATGCAGCAGCGAAGACATTATCTATCCTGATACATACACTGGATACAAAGAAGTTGAGTTATCTGACGAAGAACTCGCTTCTATTTATTCAGACCCAGAATATAACCCGTATCTAACACTGCAAAACCAATATCTTGTTGCAAAAAGCAGTTCAGGCTCTATTTCAGGATTATTCAAATGGGATGGTTATAAATATGTTTCCATTGACTACAAAGGGTTCAAAACCACCATGTTCGGAATGGTAAGAGCAAAAGACGGAGACATTTATCAACAACTGGCAATAGATAGCTTATTCTCAAATAAGATCACAATGCTATGTGGTCCAGCCGGTACAGGGAAAAGTTTCTTAGCTCTGTCTTACCTAATGAAAATGCTAGAGTCGCATAGGATAGATAAAATAATCGTATTCACGAATCCATGCGCGACAAACGGAGCCGCAAAACTTGGATTCTACCCTGGAACACGTGATGAAAAATTATTGGACAGCCAAATTGGAAACATGCTTGGAGCCAAATTTGGAGATAAGATGGAGCTTCAAAGACTAATAGACACTAGAAAAATTCAGCTTCTTCCTTTTTCTGATATTCGCGGATTTGATACCACTGGTATGAATTGTGCTGTCTACATTACAGAAGCTCAGAATCTCGACATCGAAATGATGCGCCTTGCGGTTCAGAGAATCGGCGAAGACTCTATCTGTATCATAGATGGAGATTATGATGCACAGGTAGATATGGATATCTATTCAGGTGACAACAACGGAATGAAACGTCTGAGCAAAGTATTCAGAGGAACTGAAGTATACGGAGAAGTTAAACTGAAAAACATTTACCGTTCTCGGATTGCCGAACTTGCACAAGCAATGTAAAAGGAGTTTATTGATGAAATATTTTGGAGTTATGTTTTCACTTATGGCTTTGTTTATTTTCGGTCTTTTTTGGGATGTTATTGGTTTTGCCATTAACTTTTTTACCGCTAAATACATCATTTTCCCACTTATTGGAGCAAATGTATGCTATGCACTTAATCTTGTTTTAAGTACAAACATTTTTACAGAAGCAACATTCCCAGTAATTTTTGCAACCGCTTCATTGGTTGGTAATGTTCTTTTCAAAAATACAATTTCTTATAAGCCTTCAAATTGATTTTTCAGGAGGTGGAGTTATAAATTGAACTACTACATATCTGATCTTCATTTTTCGCACGAAAACATCATCAAGTTCGACGGTAGACCATATCAAACAGTAGAACAAATGAATGCTGATCTCATAAATCGGTGGAACGAAACAGTTGCAGATTCTGACGACGTATATGTCCTTGGCGACATGTTCTGGAAGCCAGAAGAAGCACCAATTATTCTTGAGCAGCTAAATGGCAAAATTCATCTTATTAAAGGAAACCATGATAAGATTTCGCCAGAGATGCTCCGTTATTTTACTTCAATATCTGGCTATACAGAATTCAACGACAATGGAAAGCATGTAGTGCTTTGTCACTATCCGATCATGTTTTACAATCATTCATATATGAAAAACTGCTGGATGTTATGCGGACATGTACATAACACAAGAGAAAACTCATGGCTTGTAAAGTGGAAATCCGACCTTAGAGACAATGTCATGAGCATAGCGAATAACAAAGGCAATATTATCAATGTTGGATGTATGCTTCATAATTATACCCCACAAACACTAGAACAACTTATAAACTGGGATAAAAGTGATGCCTGGAGGAAAGTATGAAAATATACAACATGGACAGAGGAAGAGGAAAAACAACTCATCTAGTACATATTAGTGCGTTTACTCAAGCTCCAATAATCACTTTTTCTTCTGCTTCTAAGAAACACATTATTGATACAGCAAAAATTTTTGGGATCACAATTCCTGAGCCTATGACTTTTAACGAGTTCAAGTCTGGTAAGCTAAGAGGCAAAGAATCGACCTATAATAGAACAGGAATACTTATAGACGATATTGACACAATGCTTGGCAGTATCCTTTCTGAATACTTCTCTTGTCCAGTTCTTGCAACAACTTTTTCTATTCCAATGGAAACTGAGAAATTTGAAAGAGGCTAATATGACTGAGATTCTTACAAGTAATGGATTTGAGATCGTACCAAAGGTATTAGGTATTGAAGCAAAAATGACCTACTCATTTACTCCAAGCAAAACTTCTTACTGGATCGACGGGTTCGAAATTTGGGAAGTTCCAGATTTCTTTATAGATGACGCTAACGATTTTTCTGAAGAACAGTGGTGTTCTCTATTCCCAGATCAATGGTTCAGAGGCAGTTCTGGAACTGTTTTAGAAGATTATTCTTTAGAAATTCGAACGTTTATCATAAATGGAATTCCATTGAATTGCTGGGTAAATCCAGAAAAGCTCCAAGACTTTATCTTCGACGATTCTGACGAAGAACGAGAATATTCGTATTCTAATATTCTGCAATACTGTTCGGAAGAATGGAGTGTTGGTCAGCCTAGAAATATATGCGCTATTTGTGTTGGACTTGCAAAAATGAACAACCTGACTTTAGGTGAACTGTTCACAAGATATATGGACGGCGGTGATCCAAATGAAAAAATTTCCTGATGACTTTTATTATTTCGGCCGTTCTGATTCTTATTCTGTTCCGGAATCAGAAATCCAGGATCGTATCAAGAAAGTGAAGAAGATGCTCAAGAAACAAGAACATGAAAATCCTGGAGATTATTCCCCGTGTTATATCCAGAGTGGAGACACAATGGTTCTTGGCATGAGAGAATACGACCACAAAACTATTCTAGTATTCAACAAATACTATCAACTTGATTATTCGTTCAAAGATTAAAGAATGAATACATTCATATAACACAGACATGTACATAAAAATACGGTATGCGTGCTCTAGTTAGAGTTTGCATACCGTATTTTTTACTTAGATACATCACAGACAACAATTAAATTTGTTACGAACATCTCCCATAAATTGGCTCTGTTAGTAAAGTTTTACTGACGATAATTTGACGATAAAAGTACGTCTGACGATAATCTGACGATACATTTTGAAGCACAATAAAACACAATAAAACAAAATAAAACAAAAGAAAAACCGCGTAGCTAAAGGATTTTCCAGTAGTTACGCGGTTTATTATTATATGCGGCCAACAGGATTTGAACCTGCACGTCGTGGACACTGGACCCTAAAACCAGCGCGTCTGCCAATTCCGCCATAGCCGCATGACTGAATACAAAAACAGTGTAGCAACTTTGGCGTGGTTTGTCAATGGCCGGTCACTGTGGGATCACACCATCCACGTCCGCGGCTACCGGGTCCGCGTAGACAGCATAGCGGCGGTCGGTGTGAGTCAGGATGCCGAAAGGATAACAGGTGTACAGGATACAGCTGGGTTCTTCGGCCCCCCAACGGACTTTATCAATGTCCGTTTCATAGATAACCTGCATCTCTGTTACTTCGTATACAAAGGTTCCCCAATCGGTTTCCAGATAGATACGGTCTCCTATCTCTGCCGACCCCAGGTCCGCAAAATAAGTACCTGTATGGGCGCCGATAAAAACGGTTCCGTTTTCACCGGGCAGCACACAACCATCGGATGCGTGGCAGCCTGCCCCTGCGTCAAACTGTGTGTTGCTGTCGCCCCAGTAAAGGTCACATTCAATCTGCGTACCCTCTACCCGGATCGTACCCAGTTTATCTCCATATTCGACGATGTCATGAGCCTCTGCAGCGTCCGCCACCTGTTGCTGCCGCAGTGCAGCCGCTTCTTCGGCCTGGCGGCGTTCTTCTTCCAGGCGTGCCTCCTGGGCCGCTGCCTCCTCACGGGCGGCCTGCTCCTCCGCTGCCGCTTGAGCCGCCGCGCGGGCCGCTTCTTCCCTTTGCCGGGCGACCTTGTTGGCATGCAGTATCAAAGCGCAGGCTATGACCGCACTTACCGCCAATAAAGCTGCACAGCCCAGCACACATAACCGCGCTTTTCGGCGGGTCACAAATCGCTGTTTCAT